AATTTCGCCATTCAGACCCATCCAATTTGTTAAAACGTGATTATTTTTAATTTGCAAATTTGTAGAAAATGCAAATTTTTTGACGTTGTTAAATAAATTATCACAAATTATCAATATATTTTTAAATTTTTTGCCCCTGCTTAATGCATGAAAATAATGTTGTGTGTCTAGTGAATATAATATGATCATAATATTGAACAAATATTTTTTTATTTTATGAGTATCAGTCGCACTTAAATATTTTTCGTAATTATCTTCTATTTTGTTTCTAAGTGATAAAATAAATGTTTTAAAATATCCGTCATTTACTATTGTGTAATCTTGCAAATTATGTATTCTTTCAAATTTACTGTCAATCGCTCTTATTATATTATCATCAATATTTCCCAAATTTTTATCTTCATCATATTTTTCCCATGATAAAGTATCTCTATTTTTGTAAAACCATTCACTAACACTAAATGACACTCCTGTTACTATTCGCTTATTAATAATATTTTCTATGTCAATATATCGTCTCTTATCTAAATTATGTTTTAAATTGTAATAAATGAAGAATAATTCTTTGATATATTTTCCCAAAAACATACTTGAATTTAAAGTCACAGAAAAATCTTTATCGTATATTTTATTAACATTTTTTATAATTTTACGATTATCACAAATGTCATTATTGTTGTCACCGTCACCGTTATCGTTACTGTTGCTGTTGTTGTCATTATCATTATTTATAATAGTGCGCGCACATCCATAATCGCAAATAATCGATAATTCGTCAAGATATTCTTCCGATAAACCATCTATTATTTTAGTAATTCGCTTTTCATTACTTATTGCAATTTTTGGATTTACTTTTGGATATTTGAATAATTTTTCTAACCGATTGTCCATAACATAACATTCTTTTGGTATTAGATCAAACCATGGATTTAACTGAAACGACACGTTTCCATCATAAAATTTATATTTAGAAAATATTACCATATTAGTAACCGCTCTAGAACATGCCACATATAATAAATATTGATCATTTTTGTGTTTTTCTTCTGTAAAATGACGTTTGTTTATTAAACATACATCTGCATCTATCAATATTACAAATTTCCATTCTAAACCTTTGGATCCAATATATGTTAATATATTTACATGATTAGTTTCTGGAGCGTATTTAATTCCTGTTTGATTATCATCAACAGTTTCTTCATAAAATTGCTTAAATTTTATATTGTTTTTATACAATAAATTGCTAACTAAACATAATCCATGAGATCGTCCAAAACCCATCATTCTACCACGTGTTGGAGCCAGTATAGCTATGTCATGTAATTGAATTCCAGACTGTTGTGCTTCATTTATTAATATGACCAAATATTTTTCTAAATCTGAATCATTTTCATGAAATATAAAATTCGGTAAACAATCAGATTGACCAAGTTGTCCCTCAACTTCAAGATCTTTAACGGGCCTAAGATATTTGCTAAATTCAACTATCGGATTATACGATCTAAAATTTTTTGTTAAATGGAACGTTTTTGCTTTAAATTGTGTAAGAAATTTATCACTAGAATTGCGAAATTGATATATATTTTGATTTGGATCTCCGATTAGATTTATTTTTGTTTTGTTTTTTTCTTTTAAATACATCAATATTTTATATTGAGTTTCATTTAAATCTTGTGCTTCGTCAACAAAAATACATTTAACATTTTTTAATTTATCGTTGTGTCTAATATCTTTTTTTGTTGATGATTCTAAATATTTCATAAATCTATACGACAGCAATGATACGTCAATTTCATTATTTTCGTCAATTAGACATTTAGCGAAACTATCTATTGTTTTTATTTGATTTGGATCTATATTTGTTATTTCCATATTTCGTATTTTATTTATAAAATCATCTCGTGTAAATCTTGAAAATGTTAACATTAAAATGTCGGTGCTGTTAATCATATTTTGTTCTATTAAAAAATTCATTCTATTAATAATGGAAAAACTTTTGCCAGCTCCAGCAGTGGCTATCAGTTTTGTATTTTTTATTTTGGCATATTCGATATATTTTATTTGTTCTTTTGTAAAATGTGACTTACTCATGTTAATTATTAATATTTAGTGTATTTAATATTAATAATCAAATAAAATAATATGTTTTAAACTCGCATTTTATCACAATACCTATCATTTATCAGTCATTTAATAGTTATTTATTAATTGATTTTGTTTATTTTGCTGATGGTTTTGCCGACTGTTTATGTTTTGAGTAATTTCGTGTTTTTCTTCTAAAACGATTACTACTTTTTTGCATATCTGGATGCGCATCTGGATCATTTTCAATAGGAATAGTTCCGATCACTAACCCAACTCCTTGAATACTACCACTTCTTAACAAAAATCGACTTAATGGTTCTATAAACTCGGGATGTTGTTTAAATTTAAAAGTTGCTATTACAACAATAGCATTTTTTCCGCTAAATTCAATCACATCCCTTCCACCATTTTCTGATGGATCAATTGTTGCTCGTGCAGTTTGTCTTATTGTATGTAAATGTATCACAGGAGAATATCCCGTTTTTAATGTTAATGACGTATTGGAATTGGTAAATATTGTTATTACAGCCTTAAATCTGTAACATATATTTCTTGTTAAATCTAGAGAAGATAACAAAACTGTTCCTTTTGTAATAGAATTTTTCTTGACTTCTCCTTTGTCAACCAATGCGAAATTAATGCAGCCTCTATGATGATTTTCCAATACGGGTGCTATTTGTCTATTATTGTTATGAAGTGACTTGACTCGTATTTTTTTAAATTCTTTTCCAAATGGTCCTAAATACATGTAACTTTGCAATCCAGTTTCAATACTTTTTCCTCTATTTATTCCAGTTACAACCATTCCTATTCCTTTTACGTCATAAACTGAATCCACGTAAAAAATACCTCCGTCAAATTCTTTATATTGCGGTAAAATACTGGATAATCCTCGTTTCTGACGTTCCAAACAAATTTTAAACATTTTAATTACTTTATTATTATTAATTTCTTTTTCTCCTCCAGGTAACCAAAATTGTCTATCAGTTAATTGACCCAATACCTTCTTTAATACGTCAATAAAAAATCCAGTCTTATTTGAAACAGATAAAATTGGAAACGTTGTTTGTTTTCCATCTGTGATTCCTGTTAAAGATTCAGCTATTACACGTACAGCCGCACTTTTTATTTCTTTTTCGTCGCTATTCATAGAGTCAATATCGTTAATATTGCCGGTGCATGTCGCACATTGCGATAAATCATTAACACATATAGGATTAGCAGCCTTTGATCCAAATACTGCACACACTTTTTTAATTTCTTCTATTGTATTTTCGTATACACTTTCTGGAGCAGAATCAATATGAGTAACCACTATTAATATTGGAATACTTAATGACAAAAATAATCTAAGATGTTGTTTTGTCATTGGTCGAATTCCTGTGTGCGGACTAACAATTAAAAATGCATAGTCTGGAAAATGTCCAGAAACTCCAAATGTTGTTGTTTTAAAATAATCTTCATGCCCGCATAAATCGATTAACGTAACTGCTTTGTTGCTTTCTTCTATGTCACAAATTCTTGTTGATATATCAGATGTTCTACCACTTTCATGTTCGTGTTTATGTTTTGCAACTAATTTTCGTGCACTACCGTCTCCGTTATCAAGAACCCCAGACATTAGCACACCAATGATACTAGATTTTCCACTATCGACAGATCCTCCTACAGATACAGCTGTTGATGTTATTTTGTAAAGTTGATTTGAATCCATATATTTAAATATAATAATCAAATGCTTATGTAATTTATCAATCATGAATTTAAATATCAACTTTTTGTAAAAAGTTGATATTTAAATGCACGATAAATATATGAGCTAATATACTCCGTCAAAATATGCAAAATGAAACATGTGGTGTCAAAATCATCAAATAAACAAAAGAAATCAACGAAGTCATTATTAACGTCACTAACATATTTTACGTTTACTGATGACGATACAGATTTAGTTTCCAACGATTTTAAACTTGAAAAAAATCAAAGTGGTCAAAATAAGCAACCTTTGAAAAAGAAAAAGTTGAATAGTAAAAATACAGAAGATAAAAAAGTGGAAAATCAAAAAGTGGAAAATCAAAAAGATGATACATCTTACGAAATAGAATATAAACATCAAGAATTAACTCAGAAAAATACTGCAATTAGAGAGCGACTAATAACAGTAGACCTTATATTGGAAATATATCCAAATTTAAAAAAAGATAAAAAGAAAATTGTTGATAATGTTTTGGGAAAAAAAGAAACTCCCAAAAAAAGCTATATAATAGAAATGCTCAATTTGCCAAATAAAAAATTATACAAAGACACATTTGGAAATATCATAAACGAAAATGCTGACTTGGTTGGATTTTGGATAGATGATATACATAATAGTTCATGTATAACTGTATTGTTTTTTGATGATATTAAAAACATTAAAATTAAGTTATGTAAGAATAAAAAAAAACTATTGGATTAATAATATAACTGCACTACCATATCACTACTAATATATCACTATCAATGTATCACTTAGATTTTTTTTTATTATTTTCAGCAGTTTGCTTTTGAAAATGTTTTAGCATTTTTTCATATTCTGATTTTGATGCAGCTTCCGAACAAATATATTCTGCCATACTCATTATTTTTTCTATTTCATCTTCTGACATTTCTACATCTTTATCTTTAAAACGAGGATGTTCTTTTGTTACACTGTTTATATAATTAAAAAATATGTCAGCTTTTTCCTGATTTTTTCTAAAATATTCAACGTAACTCCAAATTTTTCCAATTCTGGGAAGTGATTGAGCATACCATTCATCATCTCTTTCTATTGTTACACAATGACTCATATCTAATTTCCAATATACTATTTTGTCTATATAGTAATCGTTTACATCAAGTGCAGGATCCAATAATTTTTGACTACTTAAATTTGTAGCCACATCCAATAGCCATTCGTCACATTCATAAGGAGTCATATCAATTTTGTCTGGATACAAATGTTTAGAATGTTCATAAACAGCTTCACAATATTCGCAATTTGCAGGAGATTTTTTAAGATAATTATTGCAATAATGTGTTTTCGGATGTGTTGGTTGTATTACAGTTGTACCATTTGTAATATTTTCAACTGCTTTTTTTAATATTTTTAATACATCTTTTTTTGTGTTTTGTTGAGTTATTTCATTTTTTGTAATATTTATATGATTGTCTATATTTGTGATAGACAATAAACTTTCATGTAAAATGTTTTTTATTACATTTTCTGAAATGTCAAAGTTGGCTTTATCCGAAGATTCACCAGTAAATAATTCTGGACAATGATTTTTAACAAGCTGTTC